GACAGTAGAGCAACTCTTCGGCAGAATTTTGATGGTTCTTTTGATTCCCTTGCAACAGTGGGGACAAGATATGAGGTCAGACAGAACAGCGAGGTCTTAGAAAGAGCTCTCGCAGTTGTGGGAGCCTCAAAGGGTGATGCTGTTGTGGATACCTGTGGGTGCCTGAAAGGCGGTTCAAGATTCTTCGCAACGATAGACCTTGGTCCATTGGTTCTTGATGCGGCAGGAGTCAACGACAAGCTTGATAGATACTTGGTCATATCAGCAGGTCATGACGGAGTGTGGCCAATCAGATATTCAAACACTGAAATAAGAGCAGTATGCAACAACACTGTGGTGCTTGGCGAAAGAACAGCAAGAAGGGTCTTTACAGCAAGACATACAAGAAATGTAGACACAATCATTGACGATGCACAAGAAGTTCTTGAGATATCTACAAGATGGGCTGACGAATTCACCCGTAGCGCTGAGCAATTGCTTTCAATAAAGACACCCGTATCTGCTGTACCTGATTCAGTGTTAAAGATAGTAGCTCCGTATCAAAAAGCTGAAACAAAAAGACAAAGAGAGCATCGCAATTCAATTGAAGATGCAATCAACTCGATTTATAAAAACGAAAGAAATGCTGCCGGGTATGGATACAACGCATGGTCTGTATATAATGCTGTTTGTGAATACCTAGACCACTACAGATTCACTAGTCCGGAAGAACTTGCAATAGCGAGTATGGATGAAAATTCCTCTGCAACAAAAAAGAAATTAGCAGTACAAAGAGCATTGTTGGGCACATAGAAATGGAAGACTGGGAACCAATGGACGAAGAATTTGAAGATTATTCTGAAGTTGACCCGATAGCTGCAGAAGCTGATTATCTTGATGCAATACAAGAGATGATTGAAGATTCTTCATTTCAAGACCCAAGCGATAACCCGTTTATGGCCGAAGCAACTGACTACTCAAACATGCTTGATGTCTATTGTCAGATGATTTCTGAACGAAAGTTCAATCGAATGGTGCAAGAGCTGAAAGATACAGAAGGAGACCGTGGGGTCATACAGCTTTTGTTTGCAATTGAAAAAGCAACCGGATGGCACATGGAGATAATGGGCTCTCGGGCAAATGTTGATGACGAAATGATTAATAAATATAATAAATTTGACCCATACGCATGGGAAAAAGTCAAGAACAGCGATGAGTGGCAAGAAGCTATTTACAAAGTCGCATACATCTCAGGTCGAGCCATGGATTTAGCAACACAACAAATCGCAGCTCCATACGGCAGAGATGATAAAACCAGAGCTTCAATCAGGAAATTTCTTTGGTCATCATGGAAAGCACTTGACGCGAGGTTCAGTAAGTAATACTCTTTCTGTCCATGACTTTGGATGAAAAAAAGAATCAGCAGTTCAACGGCAGACATGAATCGCTAAACCTTTTAGGTCCACCAGATTTCCCCAAAGGTGGAGCATGCGCATCTCATCCAACAGAATGGTTTTTCCCAGATTCGCCCATAGGTAAAGAAGAGATTGAGAAGATTAATAAAGCTAAAAGCATCTGTGCTATATGCCCAATACAGATGGAATGCCTTACTTACTCGATGGAGTGGGAGCCTTTTGGAATATGGGGAGGTATGACAGAAAGCCAACGGAAATTCCTCCGACAGAAGATGAGTTTCAAAACACGCCGATACGATGAGACAATCAGACTCCAGAACCTAATGAGCACATAATGACTTACATATCATCCCCGACAGTTTCAAATTTCCTTGGCAAGTTGCAGGGCGTACGTGGTGGAGACGGCCAGTGGCAAGCTAGGTGCCCGTGCAGGAACGATGACAACAATCCTTCCTTGTCAGTAAAAGATGACAATGGGAAGGTTGTTGTTTATTGCCACAGGGGCAAACCGTGTAGCGCCGCTGAGATTTGCGATGCTGTTGGTTTGACGCAGAAAGACTTATTCCCCCCATCTTCGACATTTGACAAGAACAGCAAACCAAAACAGCGGCTTGTAAAAACTTACAAATACATTGATGCTGATGGAGAGCTTGCGTACGAGAAGCAACGGTTCTTGCGTGAAGACGGAACAAAGTCTTTCCTTCAGCGTCGCCCCAACCCAGAGAAAAGTGGAGATTGGCTTTATTCTCTCTCTGGAATCAGCAAGATTCTGTACAACCTCCCCTCAGTAATTGAGGGAGTAAAGAACAATGACCCGATTTGGGTTGTTGAGGGTGAGAAAGATGCCGATGCGCTTATTGAGCTAGGGATTATTGCCACAACTGGCCCGGGTGGTGCAGGTAGGAACAAATGGGAGGATGGATTTACAAAGACTCTTGCAGGAGCCCATGTTGAAATTGTTTCTGACAACGATGATGTTGGTAAGTCTTTCGCTATGGATGTTCGTGCAAAGCTGGACGAAGCTGGGTGTACCGGAGGTGTATGGTTGCCGGCTTCAGGCAAAGACACATACGACCACCTTGCGGCCGGAAAGACTTTCGACGATTTCATTCCCCTGTCCGACTATGTGGAGTCACCCGTAGAGGAAAAAGAAGAAGAACCATCTCAGATGGATTCAATTCTTGTAAAGATTAACGACATCTTTGATTCAGAGAATTTGAGTGACTCCCAAAAGCTCAATCGTGCAAGCATTGCTCTTACATCAATGACCATCACTGAGCGAACAGATACTGGACGCCTTGTTAATTGGGAAAGTTTTATTTCCGAAACAGACAACGACAGCTTTGATTGGGTAATACCAGGTCTGCTTGAGCGGAAAGAGCGAGTAATCGTAGTTGCGGCCGAAGGTGTTGGTAAGACAATGCTTGCCCGTCAGGTGGCCATTCTCTCGGCGGCCGGAGTCAATCCATTCACATACCAATCAATGCCTCCAATTAGGACATTGACAATTGACCTTGAGAACCCAGAGCGAATTATCCGACGCACATCTCGTAGCATTATGAACGCAGCTATAGCCCGTACGCAACTGATGAATGGCAGGCGTATTGAGCAAGTAGAGGCTCATCTGTTGATTAAACCAGCCGGAATTGACCTCCTGAGCGTTTCTGACAGGCTTTTGGTTGAGGAGACAGTAGAGCGCACAAAGCCCGACTTGCTTGTGATTGGGCCGTTGTACAAGTCGTTCATTGACTCTGGTAATAGGACTAGCGAAGCTGTAGCCGTAGAGGTGGCTCGCTTTCTTGACTACATCAGGGACCAGTTCGGATGTGCGCTGTGGCTTGAACATCACGCCCCACTTGGCACAAGCCTTACAACCCGTGAGCTTCGGCCGTTTGGTTCAGCGGTGTGGTCTCGTTGGCCTGAATTTGGTATCTCATTGCAGCCCGACCCAACATCAATGGAGGGATATGTCTACGATGTGAGACACTTTAGGGGTGGCCGCGATGAGCGCCCGTGGCCTACTAAAATGAAACGTGGGAAGATGTTCCCGTTTGAAGTTCTTGAATACATGAAAGCTGGATGAGTGTCTAAAAACGAAGGTGGGCTGACAAGGGAGTTTCTTGCTGAAAGAGACTTGCGTATATTCAAGCTAAGACAAGCTGGAGTTACCCATACCGAAATAGCCCGTAGGTTCGGCATGACGAGTCGTGCTGTAGGTACTGCAATAAGAAGACAGCTTGAAAAGCTCAACTCAGAAGCCCTTGTTGCATATCCAGAGCTTCTCAGAATGGAGCTTGAAAGACTTGATTCTCTTCAGTCCGCTATCTGGCCCATGACTCAACACCGAAAGATTGAAATGGACGACGGAACGCAGGTAACTGCTGAGCCAGACCTAAAGGCAATCCAGCAGGTTCTTTCGATAATGGACAGACGCTCAAGACTTCTTGGCATGGAACAAACAAATCTCAACATACAAATGGATGTCAATTCGCAGGTTAATGTTAGGTCTACGCTTTCTGGCGTTATAGATGTAAGTACTACAAGTCAATTCTCTCCTGAGTCAGAAGCCCGTAAGCTCTTGGAGATAATGGGCCGAAGCGGTGTGTTGCCATCGGATGTGATTAACTCAATACTTGATGAACCTGCAATAGAAGATGGAGAGATAATAGATGCTGAGGAAACCGTATCTGACGGAACTCAGGCAT